GTTTCTTCTTGCCCGCCATGACCTCTTGGGCAGTAGTGGCTGGCAGCTCGCCCTTCTCGATCGCCTGTTGAACCGCGATAGCCTGGCGGGCCTTGTGCATGGACGTGCCGGCCTTGGCAGCGACCTGGCCGACGGTGGAGCGGGCGTGGTCGGCCTTCCGGTCTCGCTTCTGCGGTAACCACGATTTCGTGGTAACCGCATGACGAGCATTTGCGGCCTTGCTCGCCTTCTCGCTGTCGAACTTCGTCGCCGCCTTGCGGGCCTCGTTCTCCTTGGCTATCAGCGGCCATATGGCAGACGAGGCCATTGCGAATCCGTCGTCGTTCAGGTGCCGTCGGTTGGCGTTGGTGTCCCACACCCACTCAGCAACTCCGATGCCGCCGTCGGTCCACTCGACGACTGGCACATCGACCACCGCCCCACGCTTCCGAGCCTCTTCTGCCGCCAGCACACGGTTGCGGCCGTCGATCAGCTCGTCAGCGTCCAAGCCCCTCCGCACGACGATCGGATGGATGACGCCGCGCTCGCAGATCGACTCGACTAGGCTCTCAAACTCGTCACCATCCATAAGCGGAAACACAGCCGCCGCGGGATTAACCACATACCCGCCGATTGTTGCTTCATCGCCCACGACTCACCTCCTTGCTCCTGTGCATCCCGCCCCGCCGCGTCTCAGCGGCACCGTGCCTGTCACATCAACCGGTCGATCTTCACGTGCACCTCCTGTGTATTAGCCGGCGTGACGTGCCGGCGGACGGTCGGATCACCGGCCTGTGGATACCGGCTCCGACTGCACTGATACGACGCCTCTGGAGTGCGATGGCTGACCATGCAGCTGATGACCGCAGCTGCTTCGACCAGGTCTGGCCGTCATGCAATCGGTGCTCCGTCTGGTAGTGCCTTGCCCATGTACGAGAGCTGCACGACGCCGCCGTGCTGCACGAGTCGGTAGTGGTGCAGCTGACCGCTCCACGGCATGTCCAGCCTGGCCGGGTACTGCTCGCCACGCCGCGGCGTGTACGGCATCCCGTCCCATGGACCGCCGTAGAACTGGATGGTGCGGTCGTCGTCAAAAAGGGATGTCGTCGGCATCGGCCCGCTCCTGGAACTCCGCATGCGTCTTGGCAGCCGGCGTCCGGGCCGGCGCCCGCTTCGGCTTTGCCTCGGCCGGCAGCGGCCTCTGTGGCGACGCATGCCACCTGGTGATGCGCTGGTACTGGATGGCTGTGGCCTGCGCCACCTTGTTCTCGATCTCGACGGTGGCCACGCGCCCGACCAGCGACTGCTCGTCCCAGTCCTCGCCACGCTTCGGTGGCGACACGCCAGCCGACCGGCACACCGCCTCGAGCAGGCCACGCCACCGCAGGTTGACGATGGCCTCGACCGGGTAGTACCCGGACTTGCTCCACGTCACGACGAGCGACGTACCCGTCGGGTTGTCGTCCGCGATCTTGAACTTGAGGTCCTTGATCTCGGCCCGGACGATGTCGCCCGTGTGCCGACCCGTCGGCACCTTCTGCGTGTGCCCGTGGTCCACGGCGGCTCGTGGCTCCTCGTCCCAGTTCCACCACTGATCGAAATTCATGACTTGATCTCCGGTTCGTGTGCCTTACCGACCCTCACGCGGAGCGGCTCCAGCAGCTCCCGCACATGCTCGACAGCCTTCGTGCCCGAGATGCGGCGGACGTGCCACCGCCGCACCACCTCGGCCACCTGCTGCATCAGCTCCTCCGACTCCGCACGCTTGGCCGTCCACGGCGGCACGTCATGCCACGCCATCGATCACCTCCTGCGGCTCGATCGCGTCGTGCCGCTCCTTGACCAGTACTGTCAACGCCTCGCACTGCTCGGCCGTCAGCTGGCCGTCGGACAGCAGCGCGTCGATGCGGTCGCCGATCTTGCCGAGCGTCCGCACGCTCTTGGCCTCGGCGATGTACTTGACGACCTGGTCGTACAGCTCGGTGTCGATCGGCTTGGCCCCGGTGCCTGTGAACAGCGGGGCCAGGGCCTCGATGGTCATGGGCAGCTCTTCGCCCAGCCCATACCGGTTCTTGGCGTCGTAGGCCGCCGCACGCTCGGCGTAGACGACGCGGTCCTTGCCGCCGATCGCCTTCCGCTTCCCGTCGCTGCCCTCGATCAGCCGCATGCGGTAGTTGGCGAATAACAATGCGTCCGCCCATTCCTTGACGATCGGGCTGACCTGCTTCGACAGCCGCAGCTCGTACCGGTCGTAGCCGTCCGTCTGGTCGGGCGGGCTCGTCCGCTGCACCTTGGCATGGGCCACGAGCAGCACGTGCAGCCCGGCGCGGTGCAGGTTGTCGAGGCCCTCGACGAACCGCCCCATATGCTCGGCCACCACCGTGTAGCCCTTGCCGAAGCCGTAGTCCTCGATCGACTTCTTGCCGTCCTGCTTGCAGACGAACTCGACCAGCGCGCGCTCCGCCCAGTCGATCGAGTCGATGACGATCGTCTGGTAGCCGTGCTTCTCGACAGCCAGCTCGGCCACCGCGCCCCGCAGGCTCGGCCAGTCCTGGCAGGCGACACGGTCGACCTCGAGCTGCTTGGTGCCGTCCTCGGTGTCGAGAAACAGCGGCGTCGGAAACTGCGCCGCCAGCGTCGTTTTGCCGATGCCCTCGACGCCGTAGAGCACGCACCGCACGGGTGCAGCCTGCTTGCCTTTCACGATCTTCACTTCACGTCCTCCTCTTGGGTTGGTTCGTCCTCGTCCCATTGATCCATCGCAATCCGATCGAACACCTCGCCGCGGAAGATGTCGACACGCTGTGGCGCTCGAAACGCCAGGCGGACGACGTTGCCGCGGATCTCCTGCACCACGATTTCCATCCGTGCATGCGGCACGACGACACGCTCGCCCTCCGCTCGACTGAGCACTAGCACGTAGCCCTCCTTAGCGCGGCCGGCCGCACTCCGTCACGACCGGCTCGCAAACAAAACCATCCGTGATCAGGCCAGCGATCCGTCGCCGACCTCGCGTCCTTGCGTATCGCCATCGACGAAGAGGCTCTCGCCGCGCTCAGCGCGACGACACATCTCCTCGACCTTGTCTGATGTGCCCGGCGCGGCCGTCGTCGGCTCGGCCGCGTCCATGGTCGCGCCGATCTCGTCGCGGACCTCGATCAGCTCGTCGATCGTCACCGTCAGCGCGTCGTAGAGCAGCGTGCGGTCGCCGCGAGCCGCGCGGGCCTGGTACGTCTCGCCAGCGTTGGACTGGCCGCCGGCCTTACTGGGATCGCCGTAGAGCCGCACGATGGCGCACAGATGCGCGTGGCAGCGGGCCACGCGGTGCAGCCACGTCACGAGACGTTGGCAAGCCCGAGATCGGATGCGTGTACGACGGTTACGCTCGCTCGCCGCTGCCCGGCTCTCCTGCGCCGCTCCTGCTCGGACCAGCGCGACTGCACCTCCGAGCACCGCTGGCGAATGGTCGCCTCGTCCGGGTCCTTGGGGCCGGGATGTGGGTCCGTCCAGCCGAGCGCCCGTAGCCGGCGCGAGATCGACGAGGTAGTCGACCCCGTAATTGCGGCGATGCGCTCCAATGGCATAGCCGCTGCCCACTCGAGGAGCTGCGTATCCGTGACGTGCGCGAATCCGCGGCCCATCGGCAACACCGGTCGGCATGGCGTATCCCTCCGCCTCACGCCGTCGTGGCGTGACGGGGGCGGATAGTAGGCCACGCCTAAAAACCCGTCAAGGCGAGTTTTTAGGTGACACGGAAAAATGAAAAACTGGGCTATTGCCGCAGTTTGTCGAGGGGGACGCCGAGCGCGTCCGCCAGTCGGCAGGCCGTTTCCATCTTGGGCTTCGTCTGGCCCATCAAGAGCTGCCACATGGACACGTAGCTGATGCCGATCTTCTCAGCCAACTCGCTGCGTGTCAGGCCTCGCTTGGCGGCCATGGCCTCAACTCGGAGGCCCCACTCGCTCGGAACCCTGTTCCGTGGCCGGCCGCCGGAAGGCTTGCTGCGGCTGCTGCCAGGTTTCTGCCTGCGGGTGCCCTGTCCTGGCATGAGCGCTTTGCCTTCCTTGGCGTAGATCCCGATGGTTCCAGTGGGCCTACCGGGGACAGGGTTGCGATCCCGTCGGGATTGCAACGTTTGTAAGTGGCGGGGACAGGATGAAACCCCGCAAAACCGGCCGACCCGCACAGCCCGCACGACCGGACTCCCTTCCACGGACGGAGCACACCCGCACGGACGCGTGACCTATCCCTGAGTAGGAGGATCACGCACCATGACACTCGACGCGTTTTTGGACACCGTGTACGTGCCGCTGCGACTGCGCGGTAGGTCTCGCGAAAGTGTCCGCCTGCTGCGGCACGCCATCACGCAGTTTTCCAAGTGGCTC